CCGTTGCCGGTCACTCCCAAGCTGAGCCTAAACTAATGGGTGCCCCCAATCGTCCCATCATCGAGATATTCCAGCTTGAGTTGGAACCCAGGTAAACGTATTACCAACATAGTTGGTAGCTAGTAATCCACTATCTGTCCAGTTATCGTCAGCTTCAGGTTGTATCCATTCTGAACTTGCATATCTTAATTCATACCCAATTATACTAAAATCATTGGATGTATCCCATGAAATCTCAACCAATCTATCTTTAACTACTGCTGTCAAATTAGAAAGGTCAGGATTCCACATCAACGCCGCATTTAGCGTATACTGTACTGGAGTACTCCATGGTCCTTGTTTTAATCCAACTGCACATACACGCACCCACGTATCAATTCTATATAGTGCCTTTACATAGAAGTCAGTTGATGTAACATTATTTCCTACACGTATCCACGAATCAACTCCATTTGGAGATAACTCAACCACATAATGATCAGCATACGATGATGGTTGCCAAGTAATAATCATCAAGGAAGCATCGGTAGATGATGTAGTAACTGCCAATCCGGTAATAGACGGAGCCACTACCATTCCTGATAATTGACTTGTTTCAAGAACAGGCATTACTACACCGTCTTCAGCAGTGTGTACATTCTGTTCTTCATTTACAGCTTCAATTTCTACTGAGTACATTCCCTTTGGACGTACAGCGATAACTCTACACTTGAGTCCCCAAGCTGCTCCCCATCCAAACATATAATGAGTGCGCTCACCCTCCCCTGATGTCCTTATGGTGAAATCAGGAAGTGATTCAAGGATTAATTTATTTGGAGTCTTCTGTGCATCCTCAGTTACAGAACATGGCCCCCACAGACTTCCGTTTGGACGACGAAGAGCTATATAGTATATATATGGGGTATCATCATTTACAGGACCATATAAAAAGTCCTCAGATAGTGTTATTGTTTTAGTTGCTTGATCCCAGGCAATAATTTGTCCACTTTGTCCCCATCCTGGCATATCATGTTGGACAATGATCTGATCACCGAATGAAGGAATGAATCCGCTCATCTCAGTGGTGAACTTCGGAACCATCCTTCGGTATCGGTTACTGGCTGCTTGATATAATCCGTACTTATGTGCTTGCTCTCTTGACGTAACCAGAGGAAGCTCAACTTTGGATACATTATTAGCGGTAGATCCAGGAAGAGTACATAGGACACTTGCTTCCGCCCATGTGTTACTGTCAAAGTAACCTACCTCTACAGAATCGGCAGTGTCCTCAGTGGGCATCATGAAATCAACTGAGAATGATCCCTTAACGATGTTCTGAGTAGTGTACACAGCAACAGTGAGTGCAGCAGGTTCATCTCTGAATAATCTAGCGACCCCACCTTGCATAAACGGCTTGCATCGTCCTGCTGATCCTATTTGAGAGGCTGCATCCCAAAAAGACATGAAATTATCAATTCTTCCGTTACACCCTTCATTCCTTGAAATCCAAAGCTCATCCTTTGCTTTCAAGTATGCTAGATCGAAGTTTGCATCAGTCAATCCAACTTGCTTTCCAGCATATACGTAGGCCCATGCTATGCTAGGAGTTCCCTGTGGTTCAGTCCAATTAGTTCCAGTCCACTGGGGAAGTTTCCTCGTAGCATGTACACGAATTTTTCTTGCTGACATCCCTGATAGTTGTGCAGTAGCCAGCATACGAACAGCCAGGAGGGTATAGTCACCTATTTGCTTATCTTCATCCACAAGATATGCTCTCAGTCCTATCCAAGATAGATCCATGGCTATGCGTATACTGTCTACAATCGGTGTAGTCCTCGTTACACGCACCTTGTATCTACCAGGAGATACATCAAACTTTTCTGAGAACCGTTGTGGTGTTGCTGTACCACCTGAGTAGAACAGTGTGTTGGTTTCAGTCCCCTCTACGATTCCTGTCATACCAGTGTATAAAGGCAGGATGAGATTCCACCCTACGTCACATGTCATAACTGGTCGTGTTCTAAGCGGTGACAGCGGGAACCATGATCCTATTTCTACTTCTGAATCATTTATCAGTACAGCTTCAACAAGGACTTCAATCCCTACCGGTGATAAACTACCATTATCATTAGCTCTAAACAATCCTTTTGGTGCAAGAAAATCAATTCCAATAGTGGAACATTTAGTCCCTCGGTTATTGGTGACGAATTGTCCTGATACAACATTGTGTAACAATTCCTGCCCTGAAACTTCTGGAGCAGTTGCAACTGCTGTGGGGAATAAAGTCACAGTTCCAAATGGCTCGATAACTTCTGTGGTTACTTCTTGATATGCAGATATTAATGTGTCTTCAATGTATATGTTATGGATATCATAATATCCTCGTCCAAGACATAACAGGATGAAGACATATTGATCATTTCCATGAAATTCCTGATATGGTACAGAAGCTAAATCAGGGTAGAACATCATAGTACCAAAATGTTCCGGTATGGCTGCTTTCAACCTTGCTGAATTTCCCTGTGCTTGGATAGTGTAAGTCGGTGATGCAGTTTGAGTCTGTGCAGTCGGTACTGCTGCTGGAGGTACAAGCATATTAACAAGCATGGTTCCGGCCATCATTACAGCCATGGATATTCCCATACCCCATCCGGCTGCTGTTCCGCCAAAAGTTCCAGCTAATGACGCGCCCCAACCAAGTGAAGTACCTCCTGAGTACACAGCAAGTGCAATAACTGCTACCATCAATACCATCTGGAGAGGATTAGAAGAGCCTCCTCCTTGCGGAATAGCAGCAACATCTACAAAGACAAGCACTTGTCCTTCTATGATGATGAACTCACTCCAGTCTTTTCGCAAGATAGCTTCGCCGTCAACAATAGCAATATATGGTGTAGTCCACTCAGGATCAAGATCAGCTATGGCCTTATCTTTGACTTCAAGTACTTCTTTGTGTGATGATAAAGTGTTTTTTATGTAAACTACTGCTGCGCTATCCAGTTTAACTTCTGCACCATCTGCTATATTCATTTCTTACTCCAATGACGAAGATATTGTTTTCTTCCGAAACCAGAAGTACTCCAATGAGAATCTTTTGTATACACCACACCTGCTCCGCGCACACAATGTAATACACCACCACCATCTACATTTATCCAAATTCCAAGGTGCATAGGTGTACGAATGAGAACAAGATCTCCATGCATTGGAATTTGGATAGGGAACCAATTTTGATTTTCTGCGTGACCATTCATGAGACCTACTAGTCCACGAACATCATCATAGTCTGGTATAGAGATAACAGGCATCTCGATATCAAAATGATCAGCCTGTATTTTACGTACAAAGGACATACAGTCGTACTCTTCAGTTGACCATGGTAGTCCAATGTACTGCTCGAACTCACTTGAATGGTAATTTTTCATTGGATCAATCCTGGGAATCGTCGGGTACTGTATTCTTGAGTCGGAAACTTCTTGTTCATAAGATTAATAAACCCGGCCACTGCTGTAACAGTGAATACATTTGCAGATATGCTAAGTATATCCATATGAATTGGAGGATCGTTTTGTGGACCAGTTAAATCTGAGTCTAAGTATTCACGATAAGTGCCTTTTAAGAGTTCCTGAGAACTCATTGCTGCATTGATATTAGCAACAATTTCCCTGGACACATTATCTATTGTTATCTGTATTTGAGGTACACCCTGAGCAGATACTTCAGGTTTTACAAAATCAAATTTATATGCGGCAAAATACACATCTGATCCAGCATTCTCAGGTGCAGTTAATTCCAATCTGGCAATCAGAGGAGTATGGTCCCTAACAACTCTGAGCGGTTCAGTGAAGTTAGGGTGACGAATTTCAAATGTGTGATAAATAATTCCAGTAGCTGAAGCATACGCTTCTTTGATAGCTTCTTTGAGTGTTGTATCAGGCATAACGCACCTTAAAAGTAAAAGAGACATCCCACCAATTCAAGCCGACATGCTTCATCTTATATGGTGAGACTATTTTGCAATCTTTAGTAATATCCATTCCATACCCAGTTAACACAGTAGCAGTGAACCACGCTGCTCCTCCATTGGCACCACCCCAACCATCAGGATATGTAGCATCTTTACGATTGAACCATTGTCGGAACGTAAGCATCTCAGTATCAGTAAATCTGAGTGTTATGGATGCAGAATCAATCTCTACTGTGGTAATTCTACGTGAAACTTCATTTCCGGCTTCCATCTCTGTGGTAACGACTTGATTGAGGGTATCAATCGAATCGGTCATTGTCAGATTTGGAAGTGTGCTAGGCCAAGATGCCATGGTATGCTCCTTACTATATTTATACTCGATTCAATTTATAAACTTGTTCCATAGTACCAGGGAATACCCCATATCCAGAAACAACATCGGATGCTAGTGAAGATTTTATCTGCTCAACAAACACACTTAAAATGTCGGCTCCATTTGAGTCCTTAGATCCTTGAATCTGCCCACCTTTGTCTTTGGACTCAATGATATTGATCGTTAGTCCTGATCCTCCTGATCTTGCAGGTACACCGCCAGTTGCAAGATGACTTGAGTACGGAATAGTAGAAATAGATGCTCTGGAGATCATGTTAGCAATATCTGTGGGAAAACGTAGTGTTCTGATAGCTTCCATGAATCCAAGACCATACTTCTGGACTGCTGCTACAGGGTGCATGAACTCACCAGCAGTAGCCATGATCGGAATATTATCAGCGAATGGAGTTGGGGAACTTCCTGGAATTGGACCACCATCTGCAAACGCAAATTGTCCATTCCCCATTAAGTACGCACCTTCTGTATAACTTCCTGTAGCAAGAGGTGCCGCTGCCTTGCCTCCAAACATTCCTCCAAACATCCCTGTGACAGCATTCAATGCAATCTGCTTAACCATTATTTCCATCAGCCAATTGATGGTATTCTTGGCGAAATCTGCAAATGCTTCTGAAGCAGATTTCGTTCCATCAATAAACTGCATCCATGAACTTGTAAAATTAGATGCCATTTGTTCGGCTAATTGAGATCCTATCTGCTCCATCATTCCTAAAGAATTTTGAGCATGAGCAGCAGCATTTCTCCATCCGAGTCTGAAATTATCAAACAAAGATCCATTAGCTCGGATCATATCGTCAGTGTACTGACGAGTATCCATTAGTCCTAATCTATGTGCTTCTTTTAAAGCTTCAACATATCGTTCAAGATCATCCTCTTTGTATTCATACAAAAGTTTAGATTCAGCCAACTCTGCTGATGCATAGTTCCTATCATCGGCAAATGATTGTTTCCTTTTCTGATTTACTGCATTGTGATACGCAGTATTTGCGGCAGTTAAGCTATTGTATGCTGCTTTTTTAGCTGATTCCCAAATGGCTGTTTGTGCTATATCCCCCACTGACCCTGCTAGATTATCATTTGCGTACTTTAAAGCCTGTTTAGCCAACTCAACTTCATGGGCTTTTTGATCAACCTTCTCTTTTGATATAGCTGCATTTATTACTCTTAGCTCTTTTGCTCTTTCAAGTTCAGACCCTTTTATCTCAGCATCTAGTTTTTCGATCTCTAACAGTTCTAATTTCTTCTCGGAAGCATCCCTAGAGTCATTCAGGGATTCTGCTCTTTTTTCTTCCTGCAATTTTTTTGAATTCTGGATTTCGTCAAGTGTTAGCTGACGCTCTTCATTCGCATCCCTAACTGCCAACATACTCCCTGAATGTTTGACCTGATTTAACCCCTCTTCAGCACTCCTTAACTCATTGGTTAACTTGGTTAGTTCTTCCTTATTGAATTGCTCAGTATCTTCAGTTTGAACTATACCTTTGCTCTTCTCATCGTTAACCACTGCGTTAAAACTCTCAATGGCTGCTTTTGCCCTTTCTACTTCCAAATTTTTCTGCTTTATCTGCTCATCGGATATCTTTTTCTCGATTCCCATGATTGTCTCTTTTCGCAACCGTGTGTCATCAATTATTGCCGCTTTTTCCTTCTCCAAATTTAAATCTTGAATTCTATTATTGCTCTCATTCCTTGAAGATTGGAGAGAATCTGCTCTGGCTTTTGCTATGTCAGTGCTAGATTTCCGCATTGCCTCAAGAGATTCTTGTTCCTCGGCCAACATATTTGTTGATTTGTCTTTAAGGGATTTTGCCTCAAGATCATTCACTAATGTTTGTTGCTCCTGAATCGCTTTGAGTATCTTGTCTAACTCTTCAGCACTTGATTTCCCTCTTGCCACCATCCCTTCATATTTAACTTGTAGACCCCCTAGTTTAACAGCAGCATCTACAAATGCATCACCGGCTAATTTTGCTTCTACCTGAGTAGCATTTTTCCTAGCTGTCTTTGGGGATTCCCCTCTTTGTATAGCATCATTTTCTTCTCTGGCAGCAGCTAAACGAGCAGCAGATATGGTTATCGCCATTTGACGACGGTACTCTTCTTGTTGGGCCTTAAATCTAGCTGGATCAAAAGTTTCGTCCATTGCTTTTTGAACTAACTTTTCATTATTGATCCTTAGTCGTGTAGTTTCCAACTCAATTTGTTCCTTTGTCTTTCCACTATTTCTAACTATTGCTAACTGTTTTTCATACTCATTCATCAATATGTTTATATTCCTTGCGGATGAGAACGCAAAGTTTTTAGATCTTTCCAAATACATAGCTTTTATATCTTCACTGGCTCGACGATTCTCTTCTTCAGTGAGGGCATTAGCTTCTTCCTGTTTAGCTCTATCTTGACCGGCTGCTTCCAAACGTATTTGCTGATCCTTCTTCAATTGGATTAGACGTTCAGCAAGTGCATCACCCACAGCATCAAGTCCTACAATGGATTCTACTTGCTCTTTAGTAAATGGAGTAGCTTTTGATGCCTCTCTCATTTTCAAGTATTCATCCTTGAACTCTGTTACCGTCCTTGATGCGTTGGTATACTCTTTAATAAATGAGTTTATTCCTGAATTTGCATCTACTTTTGAATTTGCTTCCTTGGCCAAATTAATTTGATATACAAGGGCAGCGACTTTTTGAGAAGACAACTTGGCAACTGCATCCAATTTTAAGAAATCCTCAATTGGATCAGTTATCCGTATATCACTTGTCTGCCGAAGTTTTTCAAGTAATTTTGAAGCTGCTTCATTGGCTAAATCAAAAGCTTTTACATGTACTGCTTCTTGGGGAACTAGACTATCAATCCCTCTGGATTTTATCTCAGCAATATAGGCCGCATATTTCTCCCACTCAATCTTTCCTGAGCTTATTTCATCACTAATGGATTTTGCCAAGGATGATCGAGATGCAGAGTCAGCGAATGCTGTATTTTGTTGTTCCCATATCTCTTTCTTTTTCTTATTGTTAACAAATGCCATTCTCCATCTGTCTTCCCATACTCTTTTCTCCTCTTCCCAGGATCTCTTTAGTCCTTCCATAAAAACTGTAGATCCTTCTGATTGTCTTCCGATATTTTCCATAGAGTTAGTGTATGCTTTTATGACACTACTCATATCTAATGATGCTACATCTTCCTTATATTTTTTTAATGCCTCACCTGCATCAAGAATTTTTCCTGTAAATGGATCAATAGATTCGGATGCATCTCTTGCGGATTGAGATAATTCATGATTCTCTTTTGATACCCTGCTCAAATCAGTACGCAACCCTTTCAAAGATTCTGACAGAGCATCGGAACCTTCTTCCATATCAGCAGTTCTGGTTTCAAAATCTCTCAGATTGTCCGATAGAGTTTTAAATCTTGCTGCACTTTCTAATGCCTCTTCCGTGGCTTTCTTGAACTCATCGGTGTTACTTACTATCCTTCTTATAGTGTCCGCAAATATCACAAGAGCTAAGACTGCCCCCATCACCATAGAACTCATAAGTGTTCCAGATGTTACAAACGTAACTACGGAAGCAGTAAGTGTGGAGAATGCTGCACGTAATGAGTTTAAAGTTACCCCTAGACCAAGTACTGATTTTCCTATCTCTTTGTTAGTGGCTAATACAGTTACCTCCGCCATAACATTATTAACCATTACAAACTGTAATGCTTTGAATGCTTCTATCAACTTTCCAAGTATAATAAGAACAGTGCTTCCTACACCTACAAGCAGTCCTGCTTTTATAATAAATCCACCAAATGCAGAATCTGTCACAATAGTTATTGCAGTAACAACAGTTTTTGCTGCCTCCACAATACCTTTCATCAAATCAGTAATTCCTGCATTCCCCAAAGATATGGCAAGGACTCCCACTTTATCTTTTAGGTTTTTAACCATTACTCCTAAACCTTCCATCTGAATTGCTGCCATTGCAGCAGCAGATCCAGATCCGTTTAGAGAATTCAACATCCCTGAGAAGTCACCCTTGCTATCCTTTAACGTCAGGATAGCACCAGCACCTCTCTTTCCAAATAGCTCAAACGCCATCCCTGCATCAGTAATAATGAGATCAAGGTTAGAAAATACCTTCTGCAAACTTTGAGTAGTTGGATTTATTTGATCCATTGTAAATCCGGCCTTTTCAACAGCTTCTCTTAGTTTATCAGATGGATCAACCAATTCAGAAAATAATAATCGAAGTCCTGTACCTATTGTGGATGCTCTTTGTCCTGAGTTAGCAAGAGACATCATGGAAGCAGCAGTCTCTTCAAATGATACACCAGCTTCTTTAGCTACCGGACCAATATAGTTCATGGCTGTTCGTAGCTGTTCAATGTCGAGTTTAGACTTATTGACAGCCGTAGCGAACACATCAGCAACGTGTGAACTACTGGTAGTATTGATATCAAACACTCGAAGAGCAGTAGACAGCAAATCTACTGTGCCCTTCATCTCAGATAATGTACCTGTAGCTAGATCAGATACAGCACGAATGGATTGAATTGATTCAGAAGCGGAGAATCCAGCTTGCCCTAGAACCTTCATTCCCTCTGCAACTTCACTAGATGAAAATTTTGTCTTTGATGCTACATCAATAATGGTCTTTCCCATCATCCCTACTTCGACATCAGTTGCAGAGGTAATGGCTTTTAAATCTTTCAGGGATTGATCATAATCGGAAATAATGGTAAGTGCTGATACGAATGCATTCTGCATTGCCATTACAGAATCTGCTACGACTCTATATTGGAGATAGTTTACCAACCTATCCCCAAATGTTTTCGCTTTGTTCCCTGCATTTTCTGCTGAATGAGCCATTTTGTCCATTCCACTTCTAACTTTATTAAGTGGATCAACTGCTGACTTTAAATTGGAAGTAAGATTCCTAAGATCATTAGCGAGGGTGGCAAAGCTTTTTAGCTGCCCTGTTTTGTCCAAATCTGTAATAGCTTTGGCAAGTTTTTTTAAATTGTCTACTACTTTGGTTATATCTAATTTTTGAATGGATTGAAGTCCTCTGGCAAGTTTATCAACAGCCGGAATCTCCATACCTTTGAATCTACTTATTGATGCGGCAAGATCAGTCATCATCTTATCCACATCTGAAAGATTCTTTTTCTGTGCTATGAGTTTTTCAATTCCTGAAGATAATCTAGTGAAGTCAGGGAGTTTCATTCCCGTAACTTTATTGAAAGCAACATACAATCGGCTTAAAATGGTTTCCACTGATCCCATCTTTTCAGATTGTTTGGATAATGATTCAAGACCAGAAGAGAACCTTGATATATCCGGAAATTTCATCCTTCCAAATTTATTGAATGCCTGGTATAAATTGCTCATTATATCGGCAGTTGGACGTACCTTATCTGCCGATCCTGATAATTTCTCAAGACCCCTAGCAAATCCAAGTAGATCAGGAAGTTTCATTTTCCCAAAACTGTTGATTGCTGTACGAACCCGATCAAGAACTTCTGTTGCAGGTCGTACTTGATCTGTTGCCTTAGAAAGAAGTCCCAATCCCACAGCGAATTGATTTAGACTAGGAACAGTTATTTTATCAAATTTCTTGATCTGTTCAG